GAAATCCAGCCACTTGTATCACCTGGGCTGCTCATACGCTCAGGAACAAGGAGCGTATGAACACCACGTGCCAGGAGATCCATATCATTGCTCATCACGGCATCCAGCTCACCGCGGCGCATCAGATACGCCAGAACGTTGTCTGCCTCGCCATTGGCGTTCAGAAAGAGAACACCCGCCGCATAGAGTAGACGCTTTACCTCGTCCCGCTCGTCGGTCGTGACGTAGACTGACGATGCCGCAAGACTGCCAATCTCCTTCGTCAGCGTATCCCGTTGCTCCTTTGTCATATCAGCGGTTTCCATATCGGTCGTCAACTGCTGACGCTTCATGTCGTTCTTGAGTCGCGCCTCATTGCGCTGTTTAATGGTCTCGCGCTTCTCGTCCGGTGGCTTTCCGTCAAAGACCGGCACTGGAATAATATTGTGTTCCCTACATTTCGCAATCAGATGGGCAATGTAGGTAATCGGATGTGTTTTGTTTGTTTTTGCCTTGTAAAGGAAGCCAAGAATGTCAATGCCGACACGCTTATTAGCGAAAGAAGCCCAATCGGGCGTTTTGAGAGCAGCCGGTGCCGCCCATCGTATCCAGCCAGTTAATCCGCGGATACCCATTGTAGGAAAGTAGGAATGGAAGTCTAGAGTTTCTTGTAGTTTCGATGTGCTGAATCAGCGTTTCAGCATTAGGGGTCTCAATTTTTTCGCGTCTTATCGTTCTAATCCGTCAAGTATATCCGGCACACTCATCCGCAAACTTATATCCTGCGGAACAGTTGATTTAGCAAGTGTACGTAAACGGTTCAATTCGGGCGTTACCAATCCGCACATAACGTATTGTTTTTCTTCTGGTGTTTTACCGTTGCCAAAGACCCATAGAAATTCAAAATGGGGCGCCAAGGCTGCTTTCAGCACATAATACGCAAATACACTTGTATTTTCCTCCCATTTATGGGTCGCACGTGCTAAAAGCTGTGTTGCCTGAAAGTCTTGCCATTTACGTTGTCTTTCCCACGATCTACCGTACCATTCACACGCCAACCATTCGGCATATAACTCCGTCCACGCCTCAAACAAATGCGGATTAATCTTATCGGTCTTATTCATCTTCCAGCACGGTGCTGGGGTCTTTCCAACCTTCCAATCCCATTTCATTCCGTGAATCATTTCGTGTATAAGCACCCGCTCCCATTCTTCCTTACGATAAATAACAATATTTGGCGTTCCAACAATTGTCCATCCACCGTTCACCTGCGCTTTTGTCGGCCACTGGTTTGCCTTAAGTTGTCTCGGGTCATCACGATACCATAAATAAATCTTGAATCCTGGTTCGGCGCCTAACCATTTAAGAATAGCATCAACCGTTCGTGCTATGTCTTGAGATTTATTAGGCTCAGGGGTAATAAGAAATAGTGTGCTTCCCTGCCAAAGCTCATACTTGAGTCCCTTAGTAGCTGGGTTTTCTAACAAAGAGAAGATAGTCTGCTGTTCCCATCCACTAGCTATCTGCTTTTTTGCTTCGTCGAACTCTTGGTTGCTTAACGGCTGGGGTTGCCTTTGCGGTTTCAACGTGGGCGGCGGAACTGACTGGAGCAGGGCTAGCGCCGACTCCGCCGTCGGGCTTTGGCTCTGCGACGAGCTCATTTTGTACTGGTATGTCTTTTTTATGTATCGGTGCCTGTGGCGGTAGTGGGGTTGAGTTGGTGCGCACGGTTTCGAACAAAAAGAGTACTGCCGATTCTAGCGAAAGCGGTGTGCGGTACGACGTATGGGGCTCAGCGGTCGTCAGCGACTTCATTGCCAACCAGAACACATGGGGCTCTAAAAGGGTATTTTGACGCTGAATTGCCGCCGCGCAACTATCAATAATCTCTGGACCCGTTTGGCAGAAACTGAGCGCCTGATAAATAATACCTCTTAGCCACTGAATCACTTTCAGGTCGGGCTTTCTCTTTGACCGTGCGTTCTGAATCAGTAATGCTATCATCTCGTCGTAGAAATCTTGAATACGCCTTGGCCACTGGGTTGGGACTTGATTTGGTAAATACTTCTGAATCTCCTCTATACGTTCCGGTCGCCCTTCGCACTTCTCGTAGGCGATTTGCGTGGCAAACGGTGGCGGAACAACGGTTTTCCAGTCCTGATATGACATCCGTGGCATACGATATCTGACAAATGCGTCGTCTAGAAGGGCTAAGGGACCGGTAATTTCTCTAGCGGTAAGCCAGAGCATACCAGCCGCTTCGGGTGGCAGTACAAACTGTTGAATAATAGCGCGTACACGAATCGCAGCCGCTAAGGAAAGACTATGCGCACGGCGCAACACGACCAACTTACGGGAGGAAGACCTGAGACTATTAAGTACGTCACCGCTGGAGAAGAAACTTGTCAACAAGTCGCCAATAATCTGCTTGTCTTGCATAGACAGATTCGGAATATCAATTTCAAAATGATAGGGGCTGGTAAAGACTCGGGCTTCGTAACTATCGCCAACCGTAAATGTACGAGTTTCTAACGGATACGTGATTTTACCATTCACTTCTTCTTCAATAATACGTCGGAGCTCCTTAGTTTTACCGGACCCCGCAGGACCGATAAACATCAAAGGAATGTCCAATCGCTTCATCATTACTGAATATGATGAAGTGATGGGTTTAGACGGAGTGGGGGTCGGTGCTTATTAACCGCTTCCCGCCGCCAATGTGTCCCGCATATTGCTTATAGTAATCGTGGAGATACTTGCCGAAATAAGCGCACAAGGCAGTACAATGATCATCACAATCGCCAATATAAACTGAATCATCTGCGTGGGATTGTGGCTGAAATGGTACAACGAAAGAGCGTAGGCAATCAGTGATGCTACAAAACTAAAGACCGTTACAATTGCCAAAAGCTTCGTATTCTGCGAAGAATCCTTTGGTATGAGTGTACCAAAGGTGATTCCCGCAATAATTATCAGCGTTGCGCAAATACCGAGGGAGACAAGATAAGGTAAATTAGCTGACATACTCTATTATATCCCTATTTTATCGCCGACGACCACCTACCTTTGCCACTGCCTTAGCTGTATCACCAAATGCGTTTGCGAATCCCTCCCACTTTATACCGGTGCCGGGCGGGGTTGATATTATAACTAAAATTCCACATAATATCAAAATAGATACAATCAGTGGCGCAAAGAAGCGGCGAAAGTAGACATCCTTAATTATAGGATCTGCTTGGTATTTCTTTTTTGTCGATGTACTACAAGAGCCTGACTCCATTTACAATGGTTCATCTTTTTCTAATTATACTATAAGGAGTCACCTGTGATGTCAACATTCCAGTGTAGTCCTGCTTTACATCGCCGGGATGGCGAGACCTGTTTACCGCCTAGTGCTTTAGAGCGCTTAACTCGTGCGTGGAACAAAACGCATCCCCGGAATAAAATAAGTGTACGCAAGACACGGAAAAATGGACGACAAGACGCTGGTAAGGTGGAGACCGCAAATATACCTCTCTGGGACCAACTTCGTGAAAATATGAAATCGCACTACAAATGCGAAACTGAGTTTTGCGCAGTCAAGAAAATACCTGGATTATCTGACAAAGATAAGAATGAGTTCAAAAAGTATTTTAAACCCGAAAAGCCGAAAAAATGGGATAGTAAACCTACCGATTGGCTGGATAGTTACAACATTGAGGATGTGATGAAACAGTATGAAGAGGCTTATCCATTTTTCGATTTTATCGGTCCCGTCCCCATAGATTTTGACGCCAAAGACGAAAATGCGTGGGGCAAGTGTATTGTAAATGAACTTTGTCGCCTTGATTTGAATGAATCGGCGCAAAAGGGAAAAACCAAGATCGGCATCATATTCAACTTAGACCCCCACGATGAACCGGGCTCACACTGGGTATGCGCATTTATTGACCTGGAAAAGGGTAACGCCTACTATTACGATTCGTATGGATACAAGCCTCCAGCTGAAATTGTGCGACTTCTCAAACGCTGTAAAGACCAGGGATGTACAAATATCTATTACAATGACATTCGTCATCAACGGAAGACATCGGAATGCGGTGCTTTTTGCTTACTAGTTATTATATGTTTACTCAAAGGTAAAGAATTCCTAGATATTTGTAAAACTATGGTAAATGATGACGAAATGAATAAAATTCGTGATATTATATTTGCCGAAGAGAAGCCACGAAAGGGAGCTTTAGAGGAGGCACTAAAAACATTCTGTATCTAATCTTTCAGCGTTCCGTTGGAATTTTATGATATATGTTGGTAGTTTAGAAAGATGTCCGGACGAACTGGTGGTCCGCAACAGAACTTGTTTCTAAACGGAGCAAATTACTCCAAAATTGTAGGATTCTTACGCACTCGCTATGCTAAGAAAATGGGTCTTTCGGCATTACCCCAAAAGGTTGACGAGAAACTCCAAAAGTACACTCAGCATTTTATGACAGAAGTCGCACGTGTTCAGGGACAGGATAAGCCGCAGAATACTCTTGCCACTGAAGTGATTCGTGAGACTGAAACGTCAATGGATTCGTGGCTACGTAAGCAGCAGGCTGCCCAACCGCCTACCACTGTCTCCGTTGGCACCTATCCCCGCGGCGAGGACGTATCCTCATCCCGTCTTTTCCAGGATACTGGTTCTAATTACAATAATATGATGGCGTCCCGTGCCCCTATCCCCATTCCGCAGGTCGGTCTCCCCGATTTCCGTATGCCCGAGCCAGAGCTTGACGAAGAGGAGGACCCCGTTGTGTTGATGCAACGTGCGCAGAAGCAACGTGAGGACGAAGCCCGTTCTCTCGGCATTCCTATTGCCCCTCCTGCTCCCTCATTTCCGAACAAT